TAATAAAGTATTTGCTTTACAACAAGAAGCTAAAAAGGTAACACCAAAAGCAATTGAAATGTTAGATAGAATACAAAGAGAACTTTTAAGTGATAAAACAAATTTTGTAGCTAAAGCAAATGATTTAGGAATTGATGTATCAAAATTACCACAACCTAAAAATTATGATGATGCAATAGAAAGAGTTTTAGCGTTATCTAATAATGCTAAAAAAGCAATAAAGGATAGTTTATAATAATATAAAAATACAACAACATTAAACAAACCTTGTTTTTAAATAAATATTATTAATATGTCAAACGTACTAACAGAAATCAAAAAGCTTTTAGGGATGCAAATCCAATTAGAGCAAATGACTTTAGACAATGGGACTGTTATCGAAGCAGAAATCTTCGAAGCAGGTCAACCTGTGTTTATCGTTAATGGTGAAGATAGAGTTGCCTTGCCAATAGGTGAATATACTCTTGATAACGGAATGATTTTAGTTGTTGCAGTTGAGGGTGAAATTGCTGAAATCAAAGAAGCTACACCTACACAAGAGGAAACTCCTGAAGTAGAGGTAGAAGTTGAACAAGCTGCTGAACCTACTGCACCTAAAAAGGTAATTGAATCAACAGTAAAAGAATCACATTTTTCAAAAGAAATTGAAGATTTAAAAGCTGAAATTGAATCTTTAAAAACAGAATTAGCAAAACAAACGGAAGTTAAAGAAGTAGTTGAATTATCAGCTGAACCATTAACACACAATCCTGATGCTAAACAAAACGTTGAAAAAATCCTTTTCTCTCAAGGTAGAGAAATGACAACTTTCGACAGAGTAATGAGTAAAATCGCAAATTAATTAAATAAAAAAAATGGCTACTACTACAAGTATTACAACAACCTATGCAGGTGAGTTTTCAAAGAAATACATATCTGCTGCATTATTATCGGCTACTACTATTGAAAATGGTGGAATCGAAGTAATGCCTAACGTAAAGTATAAATCAGTTATCAATAGAATTGCTACAGATGCAATTGTAAAAAATGCTACTTGTGCTTTTGACCCTACATCTACTGTAACAATTACAGAGAGAGTAATTACTCCTGAGGAGTTTCAAGTTAACCTTGAATTATGTAAAAAAGATTTCCGTTCAACTTGGCAAAGCATTGAAATGGGAATGTCTGCTTTTGACACTTTACCAAAATCATTTGCTGATTTTTTAATCGGACACGTTGCAGCTAAAGTTGCTGAAAAAATGGAAACTAACATTTGGAGAGGTGCAACTGCAAATGCAGGTGAATTTGACGGATTCGTTCCTTTAGCTACTGCTGATGCAACTGTTGTTGATGTGGTAGGTACAACTGTTACTGCTGCTAACGTAATCACAGAATTAGGAAAAGTAGTTGACGCTATTCCTGCTGCACTTTACGGAAAAGAAGATTTATATATCTACGTTTCTCAAAATGTTGCTCGTGCATACGTTCGTGCTTTAGGTGGCTTCGGAGCTTCAGGTTTAGGAGCAAACGGAACTAACGCAATGGGTACACAATGGTTTAACAATGGTTCATTATCTTTTGATGGTGTTAAAATCTTTGTTGCAAACGGATTAGCTTCTAACTATATGATGGCTGCTCAAAAATCAAACTTATACTTTGGTACAGGTTTATTATCAGACCAAAATGAAGTAAGAGTAATTGACCAAGCAGAAGTAACGGGAGCACAAACAGTAAACGTAATTATGAGATTTACTGCAGCGGTTCAATATGGTATCGGTTCAGAAATCGTATTATATACTCCAGCGTAATTAATTAAATATTAACTTAAAAAGGTGGTGCAATAAACACCGCCTTTTTTTATAAAACATAAATAATATGGCTTGTGATTTATCATTAGGAAGATTAGAAGTTTGTAAAGATTCAGTAGGTGGTTTAAAAAACGTTTACTTCGTTAATTACGGAGATGCAACAGGATACACTTACGATGCTACAAATACGGATGTTATCGATGCGGTTGCAGGTACTCCAAGTGCTTACAAATATGAGTTAAAAGGTGCGAGTACCTTTACTCAAAATATTAATAGTTCACGTGAAAACGGAACTACGTTTTTTGAACAAGTTTTGGAATTAACTTTTAAAAAGTTAACTGTTAAAGACCATAAAGAATTGAAGTTGATGGCTTATGGTCGTCCACAAGTTATCGTAGAAGATAACAACGGAAACTTCTTTTATGCAGGTTTAAAACACGGATGCGAGGTTACGGGTGGTACAATTGTTACGGGGGCAGCAATGGGTGACTTAAGCGGTTATACTTTAACGCTTACAGGACAAGAGCAAGTACCTGCTAACTTTATTGGCGACACTTTAACGGCTGCAGGTTTTACAGTGGTTTCAGGTTCTTAATTTTTCATAGTTTTGAATTTAAAAAGCGTATCTTAATCGGTACGCTTTTTTTTATTTTAACAGAAATGTTAAATTCTTGTTTTTAAATAAATAAGTAATATGATTATTTTAAGAGAGCAATCAACCGCACAAACATTAAACGCTATTATCTATGGTAGTAGTGCGGATACTATTGTTTTGCGTGATGAAGAAACAAATATTGAGACTGAAATTGAAGCAGTTTTTTCAATTGATAAATATTTTGTTACTACTTCTGTTATTTTTCCAATTAAAGAAAGTAAATATTATACTTTAACAATTAAGGATTCAACAAGGGGCGATGATATAGTTTATAGAGATAAGATATTTTGTACTAATCAAAATTTACAAACGTATAGTATAAACAAAGATGCTTACGCTGAACACGTGACAACAAACGAATATAAAATATTTGAATAATTATGTATGTATTAAATTTAAGTGCTTATACAAGTCCACAAATTAACGAAAGTAAAAAAGGCGAATATGTGGAATATGGAGCAGACAATAACTACTTTCAATTTTTAATTGACAGATATTTGTATAGCACCACAAATAACGCTATTATTACGGGTTGTAGTAATATGATTTACGGAAAAGGTGTATCAGCATTAGACGCTAATAAAAAACCTGACGAGTACGCTAAAATGATTTCTATTATAAAGCCAAACGCATTAAAAAAAGTTGCTTTAGAACGTAAACTTTTAGGAATGGCAGCTATGCAAATTGTTTACGAAAAGGGCGAAGTAAAATTTATAGAGCATTTTCCAATGCATACTTTACGTGCTGAAAAATGCAACGATAAAGGCGAAATAGAAGCGTGGTATTATCATCCTGATTGGGCGAATAAAAAACCGAGTGATGAATTAAAAAGAATTCCTGCTTTTGGATTTGGTGATAAAAAAGAAGTTGAGCTTTATGTTGTAAGACCATACGTAAGTGGTTATCATTATTACACACCGATTGATTATAGCGGTGCGTTACCTTATGCAAAGTTAGAAGAAGAAATTTCAGACTATTTGATTAACGATGTAATGAATGGTTTTAGTGGTACTAAAGTTGTAAACTTTAATAACAATATACCACCTGAAGAAAAAAGAGAAGAAATTTCTGCAGATGTAAAAAGAAAATTAACAGGGGCTAAAGGTCAAAAGGTAATTGTATCTTTTAATAGTAGTAAAGAAAATGCAACGGAAGTAACTGATATACCATTAAATGATGCACCGCAACATTATGAGTATTTGGCTAAAGAATGTTTTGAAAAATTAGTTGTAGGACATAGAGTAACAAGTCCAATGCTTTTAGGAGTTCGTGATTCAGGTAGTGGATTTTCTAATAATGCAGACGAAATTAAAACTGCTACTTTACTTTATGATAATTTAGTAATCAAACCTTATCAAATAGAAATTATTGAAGCGTTAGATGCTATTTTAGCGGTTAATAATATCAAATTGAAATTATACTTTAAAACTATTCAACCTTTAGAGTTTACCGATTTAGAAAATGCACAAACTTCGGAACAAGTTGCAGAAGAAACGGGAACGCAATTATCAGCTCATACGAATCCAACTATTGCAGATGCTTTAATTGATAAAGGCGAAGTTTTGGGAGATGAATGGTTTTTAATTGATGAAACGGAAGTTGATTATGATTCTGAAAATGAATTGGATTTAGAAATTGAAACTTTAAATAATAAAAATAAAAAAGAATTAAGTTTATTATCTAAAATAATAAATTTAGTTAGTACAGGTACTGCAAGACCAAGAACAAAATCTGAACAAGATGAAAATATTGATGGTGTTCAATTTATAACTCGTTATGTTTATAGTGGCGATACAATAGGCGAGAGAGATTTTTGTAATAAAATGTTAAGTGCAGAAAAAGTATATCGTAAAGAGGATATTTTGGCTATGGATAATGTAGCAGTAAATGCTGGTTTTGGTAAAGGTGGTGCGGATACTTATTCTATATGGTTGTACAAAGGCGGTGCGAGATGTTCCCATAAATGGCTTCGTAGAACTTATGCAAGTTTTGACACTAAAATAGACCCTACAAATCCAAATGCAAAACCTTTATCTATTGCAAAAGCCGAAAAATATGGTTATCGTTTAAGAAATCCAAAAGAGGTAGCTATGAAACCAAAAGATATGCCATATAAAGGTTATACAGAGGAGTATTGGAATAAAAGAGGATTTAAAAACTAATTAAATTATGTACGCATTACTTATATCAACCGAAGATGTAAAGAAATTTACAATAGCAAATGGCAACTTAGATGCTGACGATTTTATCGAGTACATCAAAATTAGTCAAGACATTACAATTCAAAATTATTTAGGAAGTCAATTATACAAAAAGTTACAAGATTTGATTTTAAGCGACGAAATAAATAATAATGAGTTTGCAGATTATAGAAGTCTTTTAGTTACTTACATTAAACCTATGTTAGTGCATTGGGCAATGGTTTACTATTTACCTTTCGCAGCGTATACTTTAAGTAATAAAGGATTGTTTAAACATAGTTCTGAAAGTGCTACAAATGTAGATAAAGCGGAAGTAGATTATTTAGTTGAAAAAGAAAGGGATATAGCAGAAAGCTATACGCAAAGATTCATTGATTTTATGTGTTTTAATCAAAGTACATATCCTGAATACAATAGTAATTCAAATGAAGACGTAAATCCTGATACAAATAATTTTTATAATGGTTGGCAAATATAATAAACCTAAAATAGAGAATTTTAAAAAGCTGAATTTATATTTGGCTAAAGTTGAACAATTAAAAAAAGTACAAAATGAGCGATTGGGGACAAGGAGCGAAAAATAATAATATAGGTTGGGGGCAAGGTGCAGTCAATAATAATATCAGTTGGGGTTCTGTTCACGAGGATAGTTGGGCAGGTGATACTAATATTGTTGGTTTTGCTTACGATACCGATTATCAAGCCATTTTAGATTACGCAACTACGCAAGGTTACACTTTACCGAGTGAATCACAAAGATTGAAACAAAACACTTTGTTAATTGCTTTAAAAGACGCAGGAGTTTGGAGTAAATTAGACACATTTGCAAACTTTGCTACTGATGGAAGTAGTCAATTTGCTTTAATTGATTGGAAAAGATTAACACAATATAACGCTTCTACAAGTCCAACTTTCACAACAAATGAGGGATTTATGGGTAATGGTACAAGTAGTTATATAGATACGAATTTTAATCCTGCTACAAGCGGAAGTAATTATACTTTAAATAATGCAAGTCGTTATTTATTTATGTATATGGCAAGTGGTACAAGTTCTTTAGATGGTGTAATAACCGCAGGGTTAAATAATATGGCTCGTACAACTACTCCAAATCATAGAATAAATAGTACTTTAGGTTTAACAGGTGGTACTTTTGAATTTAATGCAACACGTGGAATGAAGTCCATACATCGTACAAGTAGTTTAAATGTAACATTGTTTAACGATAATACCGCAAGTACGCCACAAAGAACATCTTTATCTACATCTATACGTTCAGAAAATCAATTTATATTGCGTTCAGGTAGTGCTTATGGAGGACACGAAATATCAATGTATGCAATGGGTGCTAGTTTAGTTTCTGAAAACGCTGCTTTTGTAACTGCTTATAACACTTATATAACATCACTATGATAGTACTACACCCAAATACAGAGCAATATAACGCATTAAATGGATATTTTAATAATTGCTATAAACTTGAATTTGCTAAAGATGGTTCAGATAGATGGATTGCTGGTCTTGAAGTTTTAGACTGCAAAGAATTCGAAGCAATACACGACCAATTAAATGAATTAGAAAGGATTGAATACACCCCAACACAAGAATAAATGAAAACCTACTTAACCTACCTTATTGCTGGACTATTTTTATTTTTTACACCTATTTACGGACTGCTTATAGCAGTTGCTTTAGGTATTGCTTTAGATACCTTTACGGGTATATTTAAAAGCGTTAAACTAAACGGATGGCGTTCTATACGCTCACGAAGATTATCGCATATAGTAAGCAAAATGTTACTTTATCAAATCACTTTAATTTTACTTTTTGTGATTGATAAATTTTTATTAAACGAATTTACACACGCACATTTTACAATACAATTTATGTTTACGAAATTAGTGGCAATTCTTTTAATTTTAATTGAACTTACAAGCATAAAAGAAAACATAGAGGAAGCATTAAAAGTTGATATTTTAAAGTTACTAAAGGATATGCTAACAAGAGCAAAAGAAGTAAAAGACGACGTAAATAAAATAATATGAGAAACATAAAATACATAGTTATTCACTGCACCGCTTCTCAACCAACTGCAACAAAGCAAAGTATTTTAGACTATTGGAAAAATACTCTTAAATGGAAGTCGGTAGGTTATCATAGATTGATTGATGCTAACGGAGTTATTCACGAATTGGCAAAATACGAACAAATAACTAATGGCGTAAAAGGTTATAATTCTGAATCAATACATTTTAGTTATATTGGTGGCATAGATGAGAAAGGGAAGCAAAAAGATACGAGAACACCAAAACAAAAAGAAAGTCTTTTATATCTAATTAAACAAGCTAAAAAACAATTTCCTAACGCAATTATACAAGGTCATAAAGATTTTAAAGGCGTTGCAAAGGCGTGTCCAAGTTTTGAAGCGAAAAAAGAATATGCCAATTATTAATTTAATTGGTTTTTTTTATTACTTTTGGTAAAACCTACTAAATAAAAACTATGAAACCAAACAAAAACAGAAGATACCGATTGAATAATGTTGAGGTCAAAAGATTAGGTCTTGAATTTAATTTAAGAAATCGTTATAGACTTTCAAAAGAGCAAGAAGTACAACTACTAAAATTAAGAGAACCACAACACCAAATTAGAAGATTATTTTTTGACATCGAAACAAGTCCAAATATTGTGTTTGCGTGGCGTATCGGTTACAATTTAAGTCTACAACCGCACGATATAATCGAAGAAAGGAAAATTATTTGTATATCTTACAAGTGGGAAAGCGAAGATAAAATACATTCGTTAACGTGGGATTCAAACCAATGCGACAAACAAATGTTAATCGATTTTGTAAACGTTGCTAATACTGCTGATGAATTAATCGCTCACAATGGTGATAGATTTGATATTAAATGGATTCGTACACGTTGTATATTTCACCGAGTGCCAATGTTCCCACAATACAAAACTTTAGACACACTAAAAAAAGCAAAAAGCGGATTTAATTTTAACTCAAATAAACTCGATTATATCGCTCAATTTTTAGGAGTAGGGGCAAAGGTTCAACATAGAGGTTTTGATATGTGGAAAGACGTTTTAAAAGGCTCTAAAGAAGCAATGCAAGAAATGGTAGTTTACTGCGAGGGCGACATTATAGTTTTAGAAGATGTATTTTTAACTATGCAAAATTATATCAAACCAAATACTCACGCTGGCGTATTAGGTGGTAACTTAAAATACAGTTGTAGTTGTTGTGGTAGTGAAAATGTAACTTTACTAAAAAACAATGTTACTCCTTTAGGAACTATTAAAAGGGTTATGCAATGTGATGATTGTGAAAGCACAAACGAAATAAGCAATTCTGCTTATATGAACTATTTAAAATTTAAAACAAATAACTTTATATGAAAATAGAAATCGAAGCACACGGAAAAAAGTATAGTTTTGAAAGTCAAAATGATGATTTAACAACAAGTGAATTAATTGAAATAATCACAAACTTATTAATTAGTGCGGGTTATTATTATAAAAATATAAAAGATGAAATATAGTATAGTATTATTATTGTTTTTTGTTTCTTGCGGAAGCGTTAAAAAGTCAAGCGAAGAAACTGAAATTAAAAGCGAAACCGAAACTGATATAACAAAGTTTAGTAACTCGTTTATATTAGAACCTGTGGACCTAGATAAACCTATTCTTTTAGGTAAAGACACAATATATAACACAAGGGTAATTTATAACAATTCAAAGGAAACAATTAAAGAAAAGCAAAACATTGATTTTAAAGAAGAAAAAAAAACTAAAGAGGTTGACTATTCAGAAACTATTAAAATAGTCGCAAATCGGTTTATGTGGCTTGTGGGAATACTATTTGTTTTGTTTATTGTATTGAATTGGATAAAAAATAAAACCACCTTGTTATAGGTGGTTTTTTAATTAAGTTACCCAAATATAATATTGATTTCTACTCCGTTAGCATTTCCTTTCAATTCTTTTTTACCTAAAATTTTAGCGTAATTATAAGCTGGTAATAATGGATTCTTTGACTTTACCTGTGCGTTAATTGTTTGCGGTGTTTCACCTACAAGTTTAGCGAATTGATTTTTATTTTTCGCATTTTCTGAAATCAGTTTCTCTAATATGTTCATATTATAATATTTTAAATATATAGTTTACAATTAATGCACCAAATAAATATCCCAATGCCATACAAAAAGTAATTTTAATTCTCTCTTTCCAAATTTTACTTTCTACCATATAACCCATAAATGGCAAAGATAAAAAAGGTCCAATAAAAGCAAACACAACCATACCGATAATATTATTATCTGCGGTGAATTTAATGTAAAAAGTTGAGCATATTTCAATTACAAAAGCACTAAAAAAAATTATTTTATATTTCATATCTTATTAATTTTTAATTTACAATCTTTACATCGGTAATATTTATTTTTATAGTTGTAAGCCCATCGGTGCGTACAAAATAGTTGTTTAAAAAATTCAATTATCTTCATTGTTATTTTGTTTAAATTCTTCTGACCATTCTATTATATATTGTTCAATCGTCATAGGATGCCAAGTTAATGCGATTAGGTGTGATTTAAACGCATCAAATAATTGTTCTAAAGATACATCTGAATTCTTAAACTCGGTGATGTATAACTGCTCTTTTGTTTCTGTTGTTATTTTCATATAATTAAGTTTTGATTTCTGCAAATATATAAATAACTTTTTTAATAAAAAAATATTTTATAAAGTTTTTTCATTATACATTTGCAATATCAAAATCAAACAATATGAAAACAATTATCTTTTTATCAGTTGCAACTATCGGAATGAGTACCGATAATTTTTTAGTAATGTCGGGTGCATTACTTATATGTGGAATATTAATCTTTAAAAAACAATAATTATGAAAACACTTTGGGAACGATTATCAGAAGAAAATCAATTAATTTTATTACAAAACCAAATAACATATCCAACGTTATATGGTAGTATTATTTTAGAATTGAAAAACACTTACGGCTGGACTAATTTAACAGTAGATACTGCAAATAATTTAATTGAAGATTTAACAAAAAGAAGAAAAGATTTTATTGACGATTTATATAAAATATTTGACAATGAATAAGTATAGAGTTTATTTCTGGAAGGAAACAGGAGACGAGTGCATCGACAGAGAAGTTGAAATAGTAGCTTACAATTTTGATGAAGCATACAAAGCATTCAGAGAAGCATTCAGATTAGTAAAAATTAGAGAAATAAAAGAAATATGAAATTAACAATAGAAGTAATAGACGGTCGTTGGCAAGTTAACGGAAAAATATTAAGCGAGTTAACGCCAAACGAAAAAAACGCACTTGACCAATTTATTAAATCATACGAGTAACCTTTAACCGCAACATAAACCCTAAAAAATGGGGTTTATCTAACAACAAAAAGTAATATGACACCAAAAGAGAAAGCGTGGAATTTATACCACACATACAGAACATTAGAAGGAAAATTTGGAGATAAAGTCTTATATAATTATAGCGCCAAACAATGTGCATTAATAACAGTTAATGAGGTAATTTTAGCAAACCCACATTCAAACCCATTAAATACAGATGTATATTCAACAATGGATTATTGGCAAGAAGTAAAACAAGAAATAGAAAAATTATGATACATTTAGACGAAGCAATAGACACACCAAAACACTACGATAATAGTAAAGGTACACTTTATAAGGTAGCAACAGAAAGAAATTGGAATCCATATCTTTTTGATATAGTTAAAAGATTAGAAAGAGCCGAAAAAAAAGGCGAATTTAAAACAGATTTGGAAAAAAGTATTAATGTTATTAAATTATGGTTAAAAGAAAATGGAAACTAAACAAGTAACACAACAAGAATATTTGAAAATTGTATTTAACACCGCTTTAGCAAAAAGCATTTTAGCGAATCAATACGCATTACATTGTAACGAAATACTAAAGCATAGTAAATACTATAAAGGGCGTTTAAAAGAGGTTTTAAGACCCTGTATTAATATCTTAATTAATGCTGAACGTAAAGAGTTTGAAAAGGTAGATGATGTAGATACGCAAAGAGTAGATGAAGTTTTTAAAAGTATGGAAAATCTTTTTGAAACTATGAGTAAAAGAGTGCTTACAGATTATCATCAAATGGATTTAATCCTAAAAGAGTATGCAAAAAGACCTGATGAGGTAATGAAACTTTTAAAATTAGAATTATGAAACTAATAGATAAAATACAAAAAGCACATAGTAACAAGCCAAGTGATTATTCTAGACTTTATACACCTACTGCTGAAATCATAGAAAAAATAGCTGATGATTACGCTATTGAGTTTGCTAGGTTTTACAAAATGGCTAATAACAATGAATATCATTTATATCCAAATGCAAGTATAGAAGAACATTTAGAAATCTTTAAAAAGGAAAGAAACTTATGAAGTATATTTTAATATGGATTGCATACGAAATTTTAAGGTCAAAAATAATTTGGCTATGGTATTACTTAATTAAAGAAAAATAAAAATGACAACAGAAGAAATAAAAGAGAATCTAAAAATAGATATTAAAATTAGAAATAGAACTGAATTGTATATTTATCTTCGAAGCATTTATATAAATCAAGAATTTAAAAAAGGTATAAGTTTACAAAAAATTGCCAATTCTTTAGATTTAAAAAATCACTCCACAATAATTAACATAATCAAAAAAACTAAAGTTTACAAATTAGACCCTTTGTTTATGTTCATTGAAAAGGCTTATAAAACTAAAGATGCTTCTTATATAAAAGAGTATAAAAATCATCAAATAGAAAGGCGTAAAGAACAAATAAAAATAGATGGTTTAAATTACTATATGAAAAAAAAGATAGTTGATGAGGATAACAAAGAGTTTGTTTATAAAAAACCTGAACACTTCAAAAAACCTCACATTTTAGAAGTGGCAAAGAATTTAAGAAACATAAACACAGATTTAAATAACAAGGTTTACACTACCTGGAATAACGAAGATTTTAAAAAATATTATAAATTATGTCAAAACTAACAAAAAGAAAAAGTATAGTAGCAGTTGGCAAAAGAATTCCTACCGCTTACGAAATCCAAAAAGATAACAGATTAAAAGCTATTGAAGTAGCAAATAATACACCTGATGAAATAAAAAATAAAAAAATTAGGTATTTATTAAAATAAATTTATATATTTGTACTCAACAAAGCGGATATAGTGTCCGCTATTTTTAAACTTAATAACGTAAAAAATTTTACAAATGGAAGAAAAAATTAAATTACTTCTTTTGAAGTACGAAAAAAAAGAACTCGCTGAAAAATTAGGAATCAGCAGACCTACTTTAGACAGTAGATTAAAAAACGGAACTTGGAAAAAATTAGAAATTGAAAAAATAAATAAGTTATGACAGAATATGAAAAATTTTTAGAATCAAAAAGACACTCGATAGGTAACTTTGGATTTGAAGCTAATTATATTCCAGATATAGCATTTGATTTTCAAAAGTTTGTTATTGAAAAAGCTATTTTAAAAGGTCGTAGTGCTGTATTTTTAGACACTGGTTTAGGTAAGACATTAGTACAACTTTCTTTGGCTAAAAACATTGTTAATCATACAAATAAAAAAGTATTGATATTAACTCCTTTAGCGGTTGCATTTCAATTTATTTTAGAAGCTGAAAAATTAGGTATAGACGATATTGAATATTCAAAAGACGGAAAACATACTAAAAAAATAGTAGTTTGCAATTACGAACGTTTACACTATTTTAATGAATCAGATTTTGAAGGTGTTATTTTAGATGAAAGTTCTATACTTAAAAACTTTGACGGAAAAATTAAACAAGAAGTTACAAGTTTTGTTAAAAAAATACCTTATAGATTTTTAAGTACAGCTACACCAAGCCCAAACGATTTTATAGAATTGGGTACAAGTAGCGAGGCTTTAGGTTATATGGGTTATATGGATATGTTAGGTAAGTTTTTTAAAAATAATCAAAACTCGGTAGATTCAAATAATAGAAATATTGGAGAAAAGTTTTATTTAAAACCTCATGCGGAAAAGGATTTCTTTGCCTGGGTTAATCAATGGTCAATTATGGCAAAAATGCCAAGCGATTTAGGATTTTCAAACGATAGGTATAATTTACCTGAACTTATAATAAATAGGCACGTTGTAGAAAACCAAGAAATGTTTGACGTAAACGGACAAATAACTATGTTTACACCTATTGCAAAAAGTATGACAGAAGTTAGACTTGAACAAAAGCAAACAGAAGAAAAAAGATGTGACAAAGCTATTCAATTAGCACAAGGTAAAACGTCGGTTTATTGGTGTAATACGAACAATGAAAGTGCAATTTTAAAAGCAAATGATAAAAATGCAGTTGAAATTATAGGAAGTCAATCAATCGATAAAAAAGAAGAAATACTTTTAGCTTTTGCTAATGGAGAAATAGAACGATTAATCACAAAGGCAAAAATGACTTCTATGGGTTTGAATTGGCAACATTGTAACCATTCTGTATTTTTCCCAACTTGGTCATACGAACAATACTACCAAGCTATAAGACGTTTTTGGAGGTTCGGACAAACAAAAGACGTTACTATTGATATGGTTATATCTGATGGTCAAACAAGGGTATTAGAAGCCTTAGAACAAAAAACACAAAAAGCAATACAACTACATAAAAATTTAACTGAAAATGTTAACCGTTCATTTGAACACAAAGTAAAAGAATTTAACAAAGATTTAATTAAACCTAAATTTATTTAAAAATGGAAAACAAAGTAAAAGACCAAATTGTAACTGACAAATATGCAATCTATAATAGTGATTGTATGTTAGTAATGCCAACTTTAGAAAATGAAAGTATTGATCTTTCAATTTATAGTCCACCTTTCGCAGGATTGTACAATTATTCAAGTAGCGAAAACGATTTTAGTAACTGCGAATCAAAAGAGCAATTTTTAGAGCAATACGAATTTTTAGTAAAAGAAATTGCAAGGGTAACAAAACCTGGACGAATTACAGCAGTACACGCTACAGACGTTTTTGATAACACTTGCAGACTTTGGGATTTTCCAAACGAAATAATACGGATACATCAAAAGTATGGTTTTGAATATCGTAATAGAATTACAATTTGGAAAGAACCTTTAAAAGTTCGTATGCGTACAATGGTACAATCTTTAATGCATAAATTTATAGTAGAAGATTCTACAAAGTGCTTTACAGCAATGCCTGACTATGTTTTAGTTTTTACTAAAAAAGGAGAAAATAAAACACCAGTAACGCATCCTTTTGGAATAAATCATTATGCGGGTGAAATACCAATTTTACCAAACATTTTAAGAGCGTGGAATAATGCTAATAATTCAGATTTAAACGAGGTTCAACTTTGGGAACACTTAAATAATATAAATGAAGATGATAAAATTACTAAATTGAATCATTACATTTGGCAACGTTATGCTTCGAGTGTTTGGGATGATATTAGAATTGATAATGTTTTACCTTTTAGGGATTCAAAAGAAGAAGATGACGAAAAGCACGTACACCCTTTGCAACTTGATGTAATTGATAGATTAGTTGAATTATATTCAAATCCGAATGAAGTTGTTTTAACTCCTTTTATGGGTGTAGGTAGTGAAGTATTTAGCCCTGTTTCAATGGGTAGAAAAGCAATAGGTATCGAGTTAAAAGATAGTTACTTTAAACAAGCTAAATTGAATCTTCAAGAAGCTGAAAAAAGATTTAAAGAAACTATTAAACAGGAAACTTTATTTTAATTAACCAAAAGATAAGATAATATTAATTACGTGATTTGATTTTATATAACTTATCTTTAAAACCTCACGATGTATAGGCTAATCGTTTTTTAAAATGAAACAATCAAACCTACAAAGAATTAAAAGAGTATTAGATTACTACTACAAAATGGGAACGAATAAGGAATCGGTTAATAAAGTATACCATAAAATAATTTATAATAAAAAAAATAAATTGAATTAATAAAAAAATATTTTATATCTTTGACAAAATTTAAAACTTAAAATTATGGGAGCAACAAAAAATTTATTAATGCTAATGCAAGAACAAGAAGTAAACACTAACAACTTCTTACCAAGTCGTAAAGAATTACAACTTTCTGCAAAGAAATTTACTACTAACTTGTTAGATAGTGGCGAAATGGATAAAATGGAATTATTCGCACA